ATCCGACAGGGCGTCAAAGATAAAAAGCGCGGCAGCAAGCATGCTGGCAGGTGAGCGCGCACTCCGCGACTTGCCGGTTTCCGACAGAACGCATGCAGTAACCGTCAGGGATCGGTTATCCGTTCTTGAGGATATTTACCTCCAGGTGGCCGACACCGCCGCACGCAACGCGATGCACATGCACAACCTCGCGGCAGAGCAGAAACAGTACATGGACGATGCCGACCCGCTGGGGCAGCCCGCGTCCAAGGCGGCAGTGAAGTCGTTCACCTCTCTGACGGCGGCCGGAAACCTCGCCATGGTCATTCCATCCACGCTCCTGAAGGCCAGCCAGGAAGTCCGCGCTGCCGAGGCGGCAAACAGTGCCCCCGAGCGCAAAGTGATCGTGATCGATGGCCCGGACAGCTGCTGATACCCGCGTCAAGTTCATAAAGTTCCACGCTGACCAAGCGCGCATCTACCGGGCGATCAAGGGCCAGACTAGGGCGCGAATTGTGCTCCGGGCCGGCCGGCGCTACGGGAAAACCACTATGCTGGAGGAGATGGCCGCCAATTGGGCCATCAAGGGCGAACTGGTCGGGTGGTTCGCGCCGGACTATAAACTCCTGCTCCCGTCCTACAAGCGCATTCTCAAGCGGGTCAAAGACCTCGTTATCAGCGCAAGCCGCACGGACGGCATCATCGAGCTTGAGGGCGGCGGATCAATCGAGTTCTGGACGCTAAACAACCCGGATGCCGGGCGCTCGCGCCACTACCATCGGGTCATCATTGACGAGGCCGGGCTGGTTCTGAAGGGCCTCAAGGAGATTTTCCAGCAAGCCATCGAGCCTACCCTGCTGGATACGGGTGGCTCCTGCTACGTGGCGGGCACTCCCAAGGGCGCCAGTGAGGATTCGTGGTTCTACCTGATTTGCACCGACCCAAGCCAGGGATTCACCGAGTTCCATATCCCGACGCACCTCAATCCCCACCTGAACGCTGAAGCGCTGGCAGACCTGCGCGACAAGACTGACCCGGACGTCCACGCCCAGGAGTACGAGGCAATCTTCATCGACTGGCGCGGCAAGGCATTCTTCAGCCTGGACAAGTGGCTGGACGACAACGGGCAGGCGTTTGACGTTCCCGCCAAGGTGGATACGGTCTTCTGCGTCATTGACTCGGCCGTCAAGGATGGCTTGGAGCACGACGGCACCGCCTGCACCTATTTTGCTCTCCAGCGCCATCCGCCGCCAGGCCAGCGCCGGCTGACGATCCTGGATTGGGACATCATCCAGATCAAGGGCGCGATCCTGGAGGACTGGCTACCGTCCGTCTATCAGCGCTTGAAAGAGCTTGCCGAGCAGTGCCACGCCCGCATGGGCGCCCAGGCGCCCTACATCGAGGACAAGGCGTCCGGGACGATCCTTCTCCAGCAGGCTGAGCGCCGGGGCTGGCCCGCGATCCCGATTCAAACTGACCTCGTGCAGGCCGGCAAGGATGGCCGGGCATTCATGGCCTCCGGGCCGCACTACCGCAAGGAAATCGGTATCACCAAATTCGCCCATGACAAAGAGGTGAGATTCAAGGGGGTGACGAAGAATCACCTCATCTCGCAGGTTATGGGGTATCGGATTGGGGACAAGGAGAGCGCTAAACGGCCTGACGACTGCTACGACACCTATGTTTATGGCGTATCCCTGGGCCTAGGTGACGGCGCGGGGCACTAATGCGAGAATCCCCGCCATGAGCATGATTACCATTTCAACCGCAGCGGGCCTCACCACGGGGTTGATGGATATTCTCAATGCTGAGGAGATTGTGCCTGGGTCGATTCCCGGGTATTCGACTTGCAAACTGCTGTGGACAACGCATGTTCTCGGTGGGAAAATAGTAGAAAAGGCTGTAGCCCTTGCCATCGGCGAGCCCCGGAAGATCAATGTCCCGGGCGCGCTAGAAGAGGTTCTGGTGAAGGCGTTCACCGACGAGCACGAGCGCCTGGGCGTGGACAACCACGTTCGCGACGTCATGCACCTGTCGCGCGCCTACGGAGCCGGCGCCGTGGCCTTTGGCCTGCCGGACGTGCCCACGGACAAGCCGATTGACCTGTTCAGTCTGGCGAGCCGGCCCGACCTGTACTTCAACACGTATGACCCGCTGAACCTGTCGGGCTCCATCGTCACGAACCAGAATCCGAACGCGCCGGATTTCCAGAAGCCGAATCAGGACATCACGGCGGCCGGGCAGCCGTACCATTCGAGCCGCACGCGAACCGTGTTCCACGGCACCCCGGTGTACCTCGACTACCAGTCGTCCAGCTTCAGTTTCTCGGGTCGCTCGATTTTCCTGCGCGCGCTGTACCCGATGAAGTCGTATATCAACACCATGATCCAGAATGACATGGTGGCGTCGAAGGCGGGCCTGCTGATCGAGAAGGTGCAGCAAAACGGCAGCATCGTCTCAAATCTCATGGACAAGGCGACCGGCCGCAAGCGCAACCTGCTCAAGGAGGGCGGCAACAATCAGGTTCTGTCCATCGGCCAGAATGACGCCATCGAGTCGCTGAACCTACAGAACATCGATGGCGCGCTGACCATGGCGCGGGACAACATCATCGCCGACATTGCGGCGGCCACGGACGTGCCAGCGATCCTCATCAAGGATGAGAGCTTCGCCAAGGGCCTCGCCAGCGGCGATCAAGACATGATGGCCGTGGTGCAGACGATCAGTGCCATCCGCACGCAGACGAACCCGCTCTACGAGTTCTTCGACAAGATCACCATGCACCGGGCGTGGAACCCGGAATTCTTTGCTGCGCTGCAAAACGCCTACCCGGAAGAACTGGCCGGCAAGGATTACAAAACCTGGTTCTACGAGACATGCGACCTGTTCGCCAGCGAATGGCCCGACCTCATCAAAGAAGAGGAATCGGTCAAGACCGAGCGCAATGCGAAGAAGCTGGATGCCGTGCAGAAGCTGCTGGCGACCGTTGCGCCAATCCTCGATCCAGTCAATAAGTCCAACCTCGTGGCATGGGCGGCCGAGGTGATAAACGACATGCCGGAATTGTTCTCCGCCATGCTGGTGATCGATCAGGATGCCCTGGCGAGCTATGAGCCTCCGCTGCCAACTGCAGGCGGCGCTCCGGGCGGCAAGGACGAAGGCGGCGGCAGTGGCGACTAAGGCGCCGACCTTCTACCAGGAGGTGAGCGCAGCAATTTCGCACTTCCAGGCGTTCGGCTTCACCTCGCAAGCACAGCTTGACCAGTGGGTAGGCCGCATCCGCCGCGCTGCCCTGCTGCAACTCAAGCCACCGGCCGAGACGGAGCGCGAGCTCAAGCGCGTCCTGGGCGACCGCTACAAGCACCTGGTCACGAAGGCCGGCATCCTGAACTCGATGCCCGAAGTCTCGCGCTACACGCTGGAGAAGGTCAAGCCGAAGCTGCGTAGGGAACTCGACCGCCGGATCATGGCGAGCGCGAACCTCATCAGCCTGAACCGCCAGGAGGCGGTGAGCACGACGCTACGGCGCTTCCAGGGGTGGGCGACCGCCATTCCCCCGGGCGGCTCGCGCGCACCCGAGGCAAAGGCAGACAAAGACCTCATCCGCAAGTCGCTGGCGAAAATGCCGTTCGAGGAGCGCCGGGTCATCATCGATCAGACGCACAAACTGGTGGCGGCCATTCGGGATATCACGGCCACCGATGCGGGCGCCATCGCGGGCATGTGGCATTCCCCGTGGCGCCGGCCCGGCTACGACTACCGCGAAGACCACAAAGAACGCGACGAGAAGATTTACGCCATCCGAGGCAATTGGGCCATCGAAAAGGGGTTGATGAAAGCCGGGCCAAACGGGTATCTCGATGCCATCGACGGCCCTGGTTTTCTTCCGTTTTGTAGCTGCCAAGTGCAGTATCTGTTTTCCCTGAGTCGTCTGCCCCCGGAGTTTCTGACAAAGGCCGGAATGTACGCCCTGCCCGTGAAATCGACTGCCAAGGCCGCGTAAGGCACAATTGAGCGGATGGCCGAGCAGACTAACCCGAACCCGACCGGCGCACATGCGTCCGGGATCATGTTCATTACCCCGGACGGGGAAACGCTGCTACTGCGAAGGGGTGAAGGTGGAGACCATGCAGGAACCTGGGCATTCCCGGCCGGAAAAATCGAACCCGGAGAAAGCCCGGAAGAAGCAGCCCGCCGCGAAACCCGCGAAGAATCAGGGTATTCCTACGAAGGCCCCCTCACACGCATTCACGAAGATCAAGGATTTGCTACGTTCCTGGCCCGGGGAGTGGAAAAGTTTGAGGTCACGCTCTGCGAAGAAAGCACCGGATACGCTTGGTGCAAGCCCGAAGAAGCCCCGCTCCCGCTCCACCCCGGAATCGACCGAGCATTCCGAATCGCTGCCGCTCATACCGAACTCGACGTTGCTACCCTAGTCCGCGACGGGGATTTGCCCAGCCCGCAGCCGTTCTCCGGTTCGGTTTACTTCGCTCTGCGGATCACGGGCACCGGGCACAGCTACCGCAGCGCCCACGATGAGCACGCATGGCGCGACCCCTCGATCTACCTCACCCCGGATTTTCTGGCGCGCTGCAATGGCCTGCCGGTCATTTGGCTGCATACGGAAGGCCCGATGCTGGACGGCGAATCGCTGTCAAAGCAGATCGTGGGCACCATCATGCTGCCCTATATTCAGGGCGATGAGGTTTGGGGTATTGCGCGCATCATCGATATGGACGCCGCCAAGCATATGGCGAGCGTCCAATTGAGCACGTCCCCGAACGCTGTATTTGCTGAATCTAGCGGGAATGTTAAAGTACCGCTCAAAGATGATTCGCCCCTCCTGATCGAGGGCAATCCTGTTCTGATTGACCACCTCGCAGTATGCGAATTGGGAGTTTGGGACAAAGGTGGCCCGCCAATGGGCGTTCAAGTCGATCAACTGAAAGAGGTTCAATCCATGGCAGGCGAAACCAGCGACGACAAGACGGGTAAGACCGAACTGTCGCTCAACGACATCATGACGGCGATTTCCGCCATGGCCGATTCGACGAGCAAGCTGCACGCCCGCCTCGATTCGGTCGAGAAGAACATGCCGGCCCCGACGCTGAACTCCGCGTCCGACGCGAAGAAGGATGCGGAAGAGGCCGAAGAGAAGGAAAAGGCCGACAAGGCCCGCAAGGACGCCGAAGAGGAAAAGGTCAAGGCGGACGCGAAGAAGGACGCCGACGACAAGGAAGCCGAAGAGAAGGCAAAGAAGGACGCCATGGACAAGGAAGACTGCAAGGCCGACGCCGACCCGGAAATGTACGCTGACGCGCAAGCCAAGGCCGATTCGGTCTATCAGCTTCACTCCAAGTCGGCCCCGCGCCCGATGGACGGCGAGAAGCTCATGGCCTACCGCGCCCGTCTCGTTCGCGCCATGCAGCCGCACTCCAAGACCTGGGCCGGCGCCAATCTGGCCGCCATCGGTGACGCCGTGGCATTCAGCCATGCCGAAGCCGCGATCTACGCCGACGCCGCAACCGCCTCGAACTTCATTGGCGCCGCGTCCGGCGACGGCCTGCGCGCGATCCGCCGCGTCGACCCGGACACCGGCCACAACGTGACCACCTACGCCGGGCGCGCCGGCGCATGGTGCGCTGATTTCAAGGCGCCTGCCCAACTCGCAGATGGCGGAATCATCCTCAAGGCGAAGCAAAAGGGAACCATCTAAATGTCTGCCACCTCTGTCGCATTCAACCCCGCTGCGACTACCAACGCAGCGGGCCTGTTCTCGGTCACGGCTACCGGCCTGATCCAGGGCACCTCGTTCGATGACCCGGTTTCTCGCTTCCGC